GAATTTGCCAATCCATAATTTGCGGCACTTAGAACTACTGATCCATATGGCGAAACAACATCAGTTGATACTACAAAACTACTTGCGGCATTCAATCCAGTTTGATCTATACCATCAACAACAATGGTCAGAGTAACATTACCATTACCAGACACTGCGACAGGTGAAAGATTTGCAAACGTGGCACCACCACGTAAGACTGAAATTGTTTCAATCAAACCTCTAAAAATAGATGACACCGAACCAACAGAATTTACTGAAGCATTGCCACCAGCAACTATAACTGGATCGCCTACTTGATAATTTAAACCTCCATCAATTACATTGAATTTTTTAACAATCGAAAATGTCGATGCTTGAATGTTGATTGTATTTCCGTATGGATCATCAGGATTAATAATTGGTATCGTTACAGATTCACCATTAAGAAAATCGCCATCTAAAGATTTGGTATTAATTAGCAACTCAACTGGTAAACCCAGATTTAATGTGTCTGAAATAATACGGCGATTTGCTTGTTCAATAATTGCACTTGCACCAGACGTAATACCAGTAACTTCACGGTTATTTAAAAGATTTGTGTTGAAGTTATTATATACAACACGAATAGTTGAATTGTTTGCAGGCGCAGATATAAAATTTAATTTGCGATATTCTTTGTTGATGAAAAATGTTGCTGTTTGAAGAGCACCATTTATAAACACACTAACATCATCAGGTCCAACAATCTGTGCTAATGTAAATGATTTGGTTACACCATTACCCGTATAAACTGATGCAATATCTTGATTAATACGAAGTTTATTGTCAATCTGCCATTTACTGCTAGAGGCTTTTAAAACATTATTCTTAGGTAAAAGAACATCAATGTCAACACCAAAAAGCAATCGAAACAATAATTTGAATGAGGCATCACTACCTTTTGTTTTATACAGAGGTACTAAATGTTTAAATAAAAGTGCTTTATTTGTTTGAATATCAAGTGGTATTAATGATCCGTATGTATTGTAAAAATTAGTTTCAAATGCAGACAATGATAAATCAACATCACGAATATCACGAAGTGATTTGGCAGTCGATACTAAATTATTTGAAGTTATACCAGTATTGGCAGAGCCTTCAAGAAACTCATAATAGGCTTCTAGAAACGTAACAAATGTGGGATATTCATCCCTGACGAATTCTGGGATTTGACGACTAACAAGTATCGATGTTTTTAAATCTACTGATGCCATTATGCAGTTTCTAAAGTTGTGCTAATTGCTGTTGGGTCGTCCACATCTAAAGTAACAATCGTGCTTTTAGTTGTGCTGATAATGCCTTTTTCAGATTCTACCGATAGACGAATATATCCATCAGTTGAAGATACTGACTTTATGTAGATGTCATTTATATTGACTATACCCGCATCATAATCAATTGTTCCTGCAATAGAATCAACAATCTGTCGTTGTGCCGCATTATCATAATAGATGGTTCTAAGTTCACCAGTACGAGCATCAATTACCGCCTCTGCTGCTGCACCATATCCATTGCCACCAGAAATTGTTACAGTCGCCCGAGTGTAATCGATACCACGGTTAGTAACTTGAATATTTTGAATCTTGCCATTCACGATAGTTGCTGAAGCATTTGCACCAGTACCATCACCAGTAATTGTGATTGTCGGCGAACTTGTGTATCCTTGGCCTGGATTGGACACACTGATTGCAGATATGCCCGAAAATGATTGTGGAATTTCATCAAACTGTACTACTTGATCTTTACCATCAGCATCTTCCACGGTAAAGAAAGTAGATGAAAGTTTGTTACTGATTGTGCCACGGCGAAGTGGAACATTAAAATAAACTGTATATGGCGTTGATTGTGACGTTATAGGTTTAAATCTTTTCTGTACACGAATGGTTACCTTTGAGCCAACAATTGAATTTGAATCCGTAGCATCTATGGCATCTTGAACTTTTGATAAAACAAATTTGGAATCAAACTTGTCTAAATTTGTTTCTTTATATGTTAAAACTGCACCACGAATAGAACTTTTCAATTGATCTGAAGTTAAAATAGTTTTGTTTGGGTCGTATGTGACCGTTGGTGAAATTAATAAATACAAAAATTCTGGATCACGAATAATTGTCTGTACAGTAACAATCGCTTTAGGTGCAATAATCTCATCTATAATTCTCTGTTTTTCAACATCAGACAGATAGTAATTTCGTTTTGGTTTTAGAGCAATATATACACGACCATAAGTTGGTGGGGTTTCATCTTCACCACCCCACACCGATACCGAATCTACCGCAGGATAATTTTTCTTGATATAAGTTTCGTAATCCTTATATGTAACTAGACGATTTTGTGTGGTGTATTGTAATGGTGCTGAAAATTTAATTTCATCAACAGTTTCACGCTCTGCACCACCAGATGCTTCTGCTACTGGGTCAATGGTAAATCCAGATAAAACATTTCCTATTGAATCGGTCAATCTAAGTGTTGCGACAAAATTATTTGCCCTGTTTGCAACAATTCCGTTTGTTACCAGATAATTTATTGTTACAACAGAACCATCGGCAATACTTTTACCTATTATATCATTTCCAAAGTAAATATCATAATTTCCTCCCCTATTCTCTTGTAGGTAAAACACTGGAGAAATTGTGGTCGCTTCGGAAGCATTTGATGCAAGAGTGTATATTTCGGATGCAGTATTTGTTGGTGATGGTTGCACCGAAACTGTGATTGTTGAAGTGTCTACACTATCGTCAGGTATAGTAAATACCTGTTTAGGATTTGTTGCTTGTGTATGTAAATATGAATAAGACGATAATTGACCCTCATGTATGGGAAGATTTTCAAAATAAAAACTTGTATTAGATTTAGTTACAGTGGTTTCGGCCAATACAACAAATCCATAACTGACGCCATCAATTTGATTCGATAAAAAACGATATCCTTTTGGTATAGTTACTGTGGCGGCAGTGTTTGATGTTGATGAAACTGTAAAGTTTATATTTGCAGTTGGTGCCTTACGAGAATACGGAACGTAACCTAAAACTTTAGCATGAGAAATTACAGAATCACGAAGTAATGCTGTATCCAAAAATGCCTCATTGGCAATCATATTTAAATAATATGCTTGATAGTGAGTATTGTATGCCAAAACATCCAATAAAATGCTTAAACTTGATCCTTCAAAATCATAGTCAGTAAACTCAGACTGTTGATTCAGAAATGTTTTTAAATTTTGTTTTATACTATCAAAATCAAGTTCGGTGACTCTTAAACGATTTGCCATTTTTATCTAATTCTTTCTAGGAAAAAATCAATGCTAATAGGATTAGGATTATTGATTATAAAAAAATCCATTCTTATATTGTATAGGTTTTCATCTGGAGATGGAGATGCTACCACCCTAGTCACCCTAACTCTAGGTTCAAAATTCTCAAGAACTTCTGAAATTGCTCTTTCTATTTGAGCAGCAACAACAGTATCTACCAATTCAAATAGTAGACTACGCACTCCAGAACCTATCTGCGGTCTAAACGGACGCTCATAAAAGTTGGTTGAAACCAAGTTTTTAACTGAATTTATAATTGCATATTCACCTATTTTTTTGTTGATATCTTTTTTAATTGGATGAATTGTAAAGTTTAAATCCAAATCTTTATAAGTTCTTGTGGAACTTATATTTGGATTAATTGATGAGATAGTAGTTGACATCGTTTATTTATTCAACCTCCAGCGAAAACATTTGGTGATCCAGAAGCAACTGCGGTACATCCACCTATCACATCTCCAACTCTTCCGGCCCCAAATCCGTTAACCCTAACAGTTACAGAACCCACAGAAATATTAGCGGAGTGAACATAACAGGGACTATCACCAGGAATAAGATGAGGAGTATTAATGTCTCCCTGTCTGCTCCAAGGAATGCCGTTTACAAAAACATTCGGAGAACCTGCTGCCCTTGCTGGCGTTGAGCAATGAGTTAAGTCTATATCTCCAATTCTACATACTGCTGACATAGTTTCTCCTATTGTCCATATGTTGTATAAGTCGTTGTTGTGTTTGATGGAGTAGCATTTACATTAACGGTGTATGTGCTGGTACTATACGTGTTCGTTCTTATTAATGCTCCACCATTACCCATATATGTGTTTGCACGATTAACTACAATTACTGCACCTCCATTACCTGCGGTGTTCGGTGTTGCGGTGATTGTGGAAGTATAAATTCCATTTGATACAATCGTAATCTTATAAATTGCTCCATTACCAGCAAACACTTCAACTACCCCATTTGCTGAACTTATCGTGGCGCCCGTTGTACTGAAGTTTAAAAATCCATTACCATACGTGCTACCACCATTTGTCCAAGTTACATTAGCAACACCAAAAGGCATATCCGCAGTTGGAGTCGTTGTATAATTACCATTTGAATTCAATGTAATTGTACGAACTGCACCGTTTCCACTAAAGACTTCGACATATGCATTTGCTTGAGTTCCTGTGCCAGAAAATGTTATGTAACCATTCGTGTAACCCGAACCACCATTTGCCTTCTCAAGGTAATCAACAGTAATCTGTGATAATGATGGGTATAACTGTACCACTCTATTCGTAACGGTTGAATCAATAATATTTTGCAATCTAGTAAAATGTCTAGTTGGAACTAGATTTACTGGATGCTCAAATATTTGCGGCAATGCATTTACTGTAAAGGTATATCGTACAATCTTTTCTCTTGATGGATCGGGTCTAAAATACTGCACCGTTGTCCAGTTACTTCTGTCTGCTATTAACGTTGAATATGTTGTATAACTTGTCTGTGCAGTTACAATACCATCCACAACTTTAACTGTTTTGTAAAGATCATCCACCGCTAAATCATCACCATACGTACCATTAATTGTATAAGTCGTTATCTGATTACCTAGCCCTTCTGGCACCGTACTTGTGTTTGATACTGCAACATTAGTAATCAACCTACCTTCAACAGTAACACCATCAAAAGATATTACCGTTGCTCCCGTGGTTGTTACTAATGTTATGGTATCAGTAAATGCAACATACTGTCTACCATATGCACCATTCTGAATACCTGCAATACCAAACATTATAGACCTTTTTGTCTAGTCAACAACTCTTTAAATCGAGACTGCCAAGATTCAATCTCATGGTGCTCCTCATCTGTATGTGGTGGTGGAGGCATATGTGGATTGAATCTGATCACATACTCAAACGATTCGGGCAAATCTTCCCAACGTGTGTACGTTTTTAATTCGCCTTTTTCACGGATAACAAATTCGTGTTTCATATTAGTTCAGACTAATTGTCGGAGCAAGGAAAGTCATTGGACCACCAGATGCAATTTCACAATCACCAGCACAAGCAAATGCCATACCACCCGCAATTTCAGCCGTCAAATCTCCTGCAGCAACAATTCTAATATCACGACCTGAAGTTATAGTCGCATCACCACCAGTAATTATTGTAGTATCCCCACCTGTTGTAACTGTGGTGTCTCCTCCAGTAGTAATCTTTGTATCCAATCCAACTTTAACATCTGCATATCCGCCAACCGTAACACCAGCATAACCACCAACTGCAACCGTAGCAAATGCTCCAACCGCTACCGTAGCATATTGATCAACAACAACAGAAGCACTTTTTTGAACTAGAATTTCAGCATCACCTTGAACAGTTATTTGGCATTTACCCATAATCAAAACATGGTCATCTCCCAACACTATCTCGTAATTATCCTTAGTGATTTTTTCTACCTTATCTCCATTAGGAAACATTTCTTGGAATGAACCACTACGATGGGCAATTTGTATACGCTCTCTACCGAATGTGTCATCGAATTCCATAACATGACCAGATTCAGTTTCCATTACATTGTTATATGGATACTGAGTGCCATATTGAGTGAAGGGTTCATCCCAACTTGCACCTGCTGTTGGCACTCCTTGTACTGTCGAATCTATGCGATCTTGTATAAACGAATCGTTAATTGATTCTGCATCATTGCGTGCCATTCGTGGTGTTGTGGGTTCATCCATAATAGAAGGATTTGCTGGAGCAAAATCTTTTTCTAAAATCTGCACACCCGTACCATCACCATTATAAATTTTCTGATTAGGTTTTCGTGGTGCATATAGTCGATCCGCAATAGTTCTTGGATCATCAAATGCATCTTGTGAATTGGGTTCTTTTAATGGTATATTTGGAAACGAACCCAACATTACAGGTTCTTGTGCATTTTCTCCATCAAGAAAAAAACCAAACACCATAGAACCTTCTTTAGGTGGATAAACATTTGTAGAGTTCACAGGAATGCTAGGCATTGCCCACGGTAACATATCAGTAGGTAAATCCATCTTATTAGATGAGTGCCAACCAATACATCGAACACGACAACGACCCAATCGTATTGGATCCATTCTATCTTCAACTACACCTATCCACCAAGTAAATCCATTTTTACCAGCAAAATCTTTTTGTTCATTATACATGATTATATTCCATACGCTACTGCGGTGTTGTTCTGTTCAACCGTACTCACTTGTTGCTTATCGTTTCTTGTAGAATCAGTCGCAACTTCAATTACTGTTTCATGCCTACTATTGGTAATTATATGTCTTGTTGCAATGATGATATATTTACCACTAATTGATTTATCTTCAGTATACTCACCAATCTCTCTTTTAGCAAAACTAGGTGCAGTGAAGAAAACATTGAATCCCGAAGTTAATTGAAAATTGCCAGGCATAGTAAGTTTTATTCTTCTGGCCGTCAAGTTTTTCAATATTGCTCTTCGTTGAAATATTTGTTCCTCATAGTTTTCAACTAGAGAGACTGATTCTGGATACCATCTTTGTATGTACTGACTATATCTGCGTGCGGCTCCAAAAACACTTAATACCTTACGAGATTCGAATGTGGTTAAATTAGAACTTCCGTCACGGTTTAGAATTTCGGTAACGTTCTGATATTCGTTTGCGTGTTTCATTGCTGTAAAATTCGAATTATATGTAACCGGTTTCGAATCAAATGTTCTTGTCATTGGATCGAATCCAATGAACATTCCGGCATTCACTCCACTTCGTGTTCGATCTATAACATCGTTTTGATTTACAACCTCGAAAGAACGGGCACTACTCATTTCTTCAAGAGCATTTTTATTGGTTAAGTTTTTAGGTTCAAATTTAATATCGAGTATTGAAGAGTTTGACAATAGAGTGGACAATGATGCAAAATTAAATCCAACATTATTACAATAGAACATATAGTTTGGAGAATTATATTCATCAACCGCTCTTTTTGCACACCATTCAATTGCTTCTAATGGTCGTAAATTTGGTATAACTATATTACGAACACCAGAAGTTCCTTCATGTAATGCGTGTTTTTTATTCTCTATTCGAAGATAATCGGTTAAGATATTTTCGATAACATTCGAGTATGTTGCAACATAACCTTGATTAACTCTCTGCTGATCGGAAAATATTAATTCATCCGATACAAAATGTAATATATATTTTTCGCTAGTCTGAGTTAAATTTTTTCTATCGGTTTGTTTATAGATACGAAAAGATTCTTTAAAAACACCGATATCAGAGTTTTCATCTTTACACAGAAAGATTTTTATAACTTCAGAACCATCGAACAGAAATCTACCAGATAATCCAATTGAATCGGTAATTAAAATGTTTCCAGAAATAACCGGCAAAAATAAAGAATCAAATATGTTTAATTCCTCAAACAACGAAGTAACTTCTATAGAACCACCTTTGGTTACTATAGACACCTCTCTTACCTTATACTGAGTTGAATTTGTATTCATCGACTAATCATTTTTTTGAACTCTTCCAAGAGAGGAGAAACATATTCTTTCCTAAGCAGTCGTATTTCTCTTTTCGATTCGTTCAGATCATTCTCAAATTCATAATACGTTTTAATATTTTTAGTAACATTTTCTACAATTTTCGTACCATCTTGTAATGTAAAATTATTAGATGTTACCTGTAAAGCGGTATGTGCATCCTCATCAATTCTAATGGTTTCAGTTACAGTTTTACTGTCAGAGTTATATATTGATTGAGTTCTAGTTGTAATTTTATAAAAAGAATGTGGATGTGCTCCCGATTGCGCCCATGCTAATCCAGTCACAGCAGGACTCTCCGTGGCACCATTTGATGCATATTTGTCATTCACATATCGTATAAATTGATTAGAGCGTAACGGCCAGTCATACTGTGGGTCAATTATATCATTGAACATTAAAACTATCCAATGTCGTTCTGGACTATCATAATATTTCGCAGCAATAATTTCTGGAGTATCAGAATCTTTAATACTGTATGGATAAAAAGTTGATGAGTTTTCTTTTAATTCTTTTTCAAATCCAAATCGAGCAATTAGGTTTGTTACCGTATCGAGAGAGGTAACATTATTGGCACCAGAGGTGTAGTATGTCTTGGGATAGTAATTGAAAAAATTAGCCATATTTAACCATTAAATACATTTCTCGATCTACCCGCATCGGAGACTGGACTAATTCCAGACATTGCTTTGGGTGCACCAGGATGATTTGCAAAATCTTGTTTTGTGATATAAGTTGTTTCGGTAAAACTTAACGTCATTTGAATAGCAACTGGCATACCTGTGCGACCTAACGTTGGATCATTTTCTCCTGGCACTTCGTATGCAGACCATCCATTCGGAGCATAATTTAAAGTGATATCTTTAAGAACACATTCACTAATCATTGGAATATTTGGATTTTGACGACCGGCATAGAAAAATTTAATATCAAATGTTGACGGCGGAATTAAAAGTCCATCTTGCCTTCCACCACCGAACAAACTCAACTCTGGTGCCGAATGATATCTAAAACGATTAATCAACAATTGAACCTGTAGTGCTTCCGATTCACTACGTGGATAAAAGAAAAAGTCAAATTGAAAATCACGAAAACTTGGAGAACTATAAATCAACTCCAACATAGGATTAGTAACTTTACCCGTCACACCAAGAATTGCTGATTTTGCGACATCCCCACCACCAAGTCCATCAATAAATTTCGATCCAAAAGTTTGTGCAGCACCAGACTTTATTGCTGCTTCAAATGCGCCTTTTCCTCCACCTTTTTTATATGCATCAACTAAACCTGGTGCGGCAACAGCAAGTTGTCCCAAAGTTTCATTTCCAGGTTTCAGTTCACCATAAGATTGTGGATTATTAAACAATAACGTATCAGGCATGTACAATGCAATCGCATCAGATGTTGCAGTTGTGGTATTTAAAAAACCAAAAGGACTCTTGTCCGTAATCTCTTTAATTGAATTTGCAATTAATGCATTCGTCTCTGCGCTACTTCCACTGTTAATATTGTCTAAAAATGATCCTTCGAATCTACCTCCACCACCACCAATCGCACCACTTACTCTACTTTTAATATCTCCTATACCCGCACCCAAAAAACTTCCAGCAACACCACTAAGAAATCCACCTATTTCTTTGCCATATCCTGTACTCTGGATTATCTGGCTATTCATGATAGTGCTTTTAACTTTAGCATTGATTTTATTTGAAACGTCATTAATTGCTCTATTAATTGCATTTCCAAATTTTTGTTTAACTATACCAACTGCACCGTTCACTGCGGCAGAACCTACAGATTTACCAGTTCGTATGGCACTTATTGCAACCTCTGTAGCGGGTATCGCAGTTGTGGTGGATTGTTTTTGAGTTCGAACAAAGAACACCATATAATGTCCTTTGTCGAAATTACCAGCATCCTCTGGATAACGATAAGTATTTTTTTCATATTGTGTACCTTCAAGAGCAGAAAGTGGTCCAAAATCACGACTATAATCTTTATCGAAAGTTATATCGCCTAAACCGAAAAATGACATGAATGTTCCTAAGTAAGTTGACTAGATAGTATTTATGTCATATTCAGGAAAATTTACGCCCAAAAATCCACAAAAATACAAGGGTGATCCCACAAAGATCATCTATCGTTCATCGTGGGAAGTCAAAGTAATGAAGTATTTAGATGACCATCCTGACGTTATTTGGTGGGGTTCTGAAGAACTGGTCATACCCTATTGGAGTCCAGTTGATAATAAAAAGCATCGATACTTCCCAGACTTCGTTGCTAAGATAAAGCAGAAGAA